AGATCTTTCTACTTCTAACCTGACACGAGTTGCTCGCGAGGCGAGGAAGCTCTTGACTGAGCTTTTCTCGTCGTTTGATGGCTATGACATTATCCCTAGGCATGGTCCAGGAGTCGTTTCTACTAAGGAACGTCTCTCGGCCAAATTCCTTTGGACGAATGTCAGTCACCGGATTACAGAAGTCTACCCCTTTGATGCTTACTTTTGTGCATCAACTGGGCATGTCTGTGATAGCTATGACAGTTTCGATACTGTCACTGCCACGGATCATTCAGCACAAGTATTACTTGTACCGAAAGATTCCCGCGGGCCTAGGTTAATATCTTGCGAACCCGTTGATTTTCAATGGATTCAGCAAGGTCTAAGCCAGGCCATTTATAGGTTGGTCGAAGGCCATGTGTTAACAAAACACAATGTCTTCTTCACCGATCAAGGACCCAACCAACGGGGAGCCCTATTGGGCTCTTCGACTGGAAGGTATGCGACCCTTGACCTCAAAGAGGCCTCGGATCGTGTTTCCGTTGATCTAGTTCACCTTCTATTTCCCGAAAACCTCACAAGGTTCACGGATGTAGCGAGGAGTGTTTCAACAGTGATGCCAAGCGGCCAGAAGCTTGTTCTCCGAAAGTTCGCCCCCATGGGTTCAGCATTATGCTTCCCCATGATGGCGCTATCTATTTGGAGTCTTCTGACTGCAAACACCACCGACGCGGATACTCGTGAGAGTATTCTTGTATATGGCGACGATGTCATTGTCCCAACGGCTTATGCCGCGAGCGCAATGGCCATCCTCGAGGCTTTTGGGTTGAAAATCAACCATGCCAAGAGCTGCACCCAAGGATCCTTTAGGGAATCCTGTGGCGTAGACGCCTTCCAAGGCGTAAACGTTACTCCGGTCCGTTTCCGGACTGTATGGGATGAGTCACCTCGTCCTGACGTTTATACGAGCTGGATAGCATATGCTAACCAGCTGTACGATAAGCGAAGATACTCCACCTACAATTATATTGTAGGGTGTTTGGAAGCCGTTTACGGCCCCATTCCCGATGAAAGTATGAACATAAGTTCATGCCCACATCTAAGAGTATCTTCTGCACGCAAAGACTCCTTCAAGCGTAAAACGGACAAGAACCTCCAAAAGGTCTTGCACCGAGTGCGTGTCGAGGAGTCATCATCAGTTATTCAAGTCATTCCTGGCTGGAATATGCTTCTCCGTTATTTCACGGAGGCCGCACGTCCCATATCAGGTCGACCTGATGTAAACCGAATCGGTACTGTGGGTTTTAAGCCCACAATGCCGTTTGCAGTCAGTGAATATACCAGGCGCCATTCGAGCATTCTCGTGTGGCGTTGGCGATGACAATAATAGGGTAAGGGCAGAAATGCCCATATCCGGGTCGAGATAAG